CATACAAATGCGCTTTTTAGGGGTTTTCTTACAACTAATGTTATGCATCTTCATTTGTCCGGCTGACCGCTTGCAGTAAGATGTCCTGCGTTTTCCGCCACTCGGTTGCGGTGCCTTCAGCTTAGAGCCTGTAGCTTTATTATACTTCGCCCGACCCTTTGCGGTCAATCCAGCACCTTTGGATGCAGGAAGTTTTTCTCCGCGCTTGACAGATAGGCTCACAGATTTTTTCTTTCTTGTCGCCATTTACAACCTCGAATCATTCTTTATATAAATAAATTCCAAAGAAGCGGAGCAATCAAACGTGACACTTCCAGAGGTAGACTGAGCGCGAACCTCAAGGTCTGTCTTTTCTGTAAACCGTAACGGAAAGTTATAGCCCTGCAACTGGTTGCCGTCTTGCAAAGTAATACGTTCTTTCGTACTAAACACGCCGCCGTGGGGGCGGGCTACGATAGTCGTCCTTAAGAGCGCCTTAGTGTTTGAGGAATTGCCTGTTGATACGTTGGTCTGCATCAAGAAAGCTGTGTATCCCGCAGGGACGGTCCATAGGCACATCAAGGTTTGATTATCGCCATCTCCGTCAATACTTAAAAAAACATTTGCAGGAACACCAGATGTTACAGTGCCTGTTCCAGCGCGGATGATGCCTGCGTTTTTCTCGCCAGAGCCTGCCGTCAAGACAAGCCCGCGATTTATGCGAAGATACGAGTTAACAGTGGTAACAGGGGTTTGGCCGTTAAGTATAATATCCTCAGAAATCTCGTTGTAGTCTGCGTCAAGACCTTGAATATTAATTGTCCGCGCACCTGTCCCTGCCGCAGTGTCATCAGCACTAGAGCTTGAAACAGTCATCTGTGTTGCTGAAGTTGGGTAAACGTATAGACCGCCTTCTGCCCAGATGGTCTCTTCTGTGTCGCCTACCGCTGGGTTGTTGCCGAACTTAAATCTAAGTTTGTGACCGGGAATCTGCCCACGAGCGACCTGCAAGTTAAACGGCTCTACCGTTCCAACCTGACTTATGGATCTTATCTCGTGAACAGACATTGTTTTTACCCGAGAAAAATAGTGAGTTCAGCAGCGGTGCCTGAAATAGCACTTACATACACTCCGTTCGGGGCAAGCACTCCATCGTCTGGAATATCAAGTATGATATGTCCAACTGGAAATTTTTGCTGCACTAGCTGTGCGCCACCATTACCATCAGTGATGGTGAAGGCACCAGTGCCTGTGCAAAAAACACCGATTTGTTTAATACGGGAACGTGCGGGGCCTACAGCACCGACGCCCGAAGCATTGTAGGCTTTTACTGGACCAGCCATTGAAGCCTCCTATTAGCTAGGGGTTACAGCGTTGGCGCCGTCTGCGTCAACCCATGTGTCATCAGTAGCAGAACCTGTAGCAATTTTTAGTTTGTTGTTGGTTGTGTCCCAAACAACTGTACCATCAGCTTTGTTTGCAGTGTTAACTGCATCCGCAATATCGGCAATTGCTGTTGCGGCATAAGCAGTAAGGTTAATGTTGCCCTCGAAACCATTGTTTGATTTCACCGGACCTGAAAAGGTAGAACGAGCCATTTAGATCTCCTGTCGTGGCTAGTGTCAGCCGCACCATGCGGCTGTCAGGGATATATCATCTTACCATAAAGAAAGGCGACTATCAAATGATAGTCGCCCTCTCAACCCAAAGACGAAACTAAGGGCGTGGTTACTTAGGCTGCGCCCGGTGAACCGAACACGGCGCGTGGATCGGAGAAGCCGAAGCTGTACCGCTCACGAGCCTTGAACCGCATGTTGCCAGTGTCGAAGTCTGGATCCATGTTGGTTGCCATTGGCATACGCTCAAAGTGCTTGAAGCCGTTTGGAGCGTCTGTCTTGATGAAGAACGCATCAGTGTCGGTCAGGTAGTCGTTGACTACATAACCTTCTGGCAGCATGCCAGATGACTTGATGGCGTTGACATCGTTGTCCGCTGTACCAACACGGAGGTTGGATACCAGCAGACGTTCAGCAACAAACTGAAGCTGACGTGGAACGATTAGCTTCATACCGCGCAGTGCGATGATGAGGCCACGCTCGTCAGTGAATCCAGCGATGCTGATCAGAGCGTCTTCCAAAGAAGTTTCGTTCAGGTCAGCAGCAGTTGCTGGTTCGTTGGCGAAAGTGCCACCGGAAGTCAGCGGGTGGTCAGTTGCACAAAGTGCTTTACCGTCACCACCAGCAGTTGCACCGCCAGTGAATGCGCTGTTAAGCACGTTAGCAGCTTTTACCTGCTTGGTGTGTGCCATGGAACGAGCCAGTGCACGGGTGTAGCGAGAAGCTAGACGATCATAAAGATTGTCTTCGACAGCTTCTTCAGTGATTGAGAAGCCCATGGCAACGGTCTCGTGGTTATACCGAGCGGTATAAGCCTCGTTCGCGTCGTCATAAGAGATTCCTGTGCCTTCGTTTTTAACCGGAGCGGCACCGAAACCACTCAACATAACTTCCTCCTCGAATGCCCGATCAGATGATTCGGTATCGAAGATTTCAGCATGCTGACCTTCGTAACGATTGTATTCCATACCAAAGAGGGCGTTAAGACCCGGCTCTAGTTCTTTGGCAAGTTGTGCGCGAGAAATAGCCATAATCTAATCCCCCTTATGATGTTGCCGCTTCAGAATCAGCCTGAAGCAATGCGTGGTTGTTGATCATCACAATCATCTGGATACCAGCAGCAGTGAAATCTTCGTTATCAACATCCTTCTGAATACCCACAATCTTGAGAGGTGCGGATGTATCAGCAGATGAGATACCATCGATATCCATTGCAGCACTGGAAATACCAGTTGTTGTACTGCCGCTTGCGCCAGTTGAGAACAGTGCGTTCTCGAAGATAGCTGCTCTAGCGGTTGCTTCATTAGTGAAGGAAGCATCTGTGCAAACTATGAAGCGCTGCATTGGGCTGTCGTACACATATCCGATGATATCGAAATTCGTGTCGGCAGAACCAGAGCCGGGCCAGTAGTTTGAAAAGGTCTTCTTTCCTGTTGATGCAGAAACATACTCACAGCCAGCAAATACGCCTACGAGAGCTTCAGTGTCGCCAGTTGCAGACCCAACAACGATGCTTCCACCGTTGTCAGCCTTTACCGGAGAGCCCTGAAAGATCGCGTCCGCAGTGCCACCAATGAAGTATGCATTTGTGCCCTGTGTAGCAGGTGCGCTACCAGCAGCATTAATCGGCTTGAGGCCGAAGGCTACGTTAGTATTAGCCATTGCTTACTCCTTAAAGTTATTCGGAGGTCTTTTTGCCCCCGAAGGTTACACGACTTTGCCTATCATTAAACATAGGCATTGAGGGATGTTGTTCCCTCATCAGGCTTTCGTCAACGGCTTTCATTTGGTTGCGGGTCTGCTCCCGATAATATTCAGTTCTTTCCTCTACCGTCTCCTCGGGAATACGACACAGCATTAAGCCGCCTACGCCGATAATCCCTGCATTCCTACCTTCTTCGATAACCGGATAACGTCCTTCCAGCTCTGGATATTCGTCAGCCCGTACTGGCTCCCAGCCCTCACGCAGCTTGGCATGTACGTTTGTCTTGTCATCTTCTCCGCGAACGGAGGTTCTGATCCAACGGTGTGCGTACCCTGCTGGTGGTTGTGGTGCCTCTAACTTAGAAGGCGGCGCCCACGGCTTACGCCGGGACTTAACTGCGCGAGTTTCCGCCTCGCGGGGCGTTCTGTTTGATGTAGCCATAATCTTTACTCCTTCACATACTTTGCATATTCTTCGAGCGGAACATTCAAGCGTTTCGCAATAGCAATCTGCGAAGGTGTCAATTTGACTGTTCTGCGCCCCTTTGACGACGACTTAGAAGCCGTGGACTCAGCAGAAGCGACTCTGGGTCCAGAATCTCGTGCAGCCGCTTTAAACTTGTGCGGGAACTCTGAACGAACTCTTTTGTCAAGCTCATTATAGTACTCATCGGCTGTCGGGTCAAACCCTTCTTCTTCAATTAACTGCCTATGTATACCGAAAGCTGCATATGTCATAGTCTGGTCTTGACCAAACCACTCATTTTTCTGCGCCCACTGCTCTGCTTTAGGGTCAGGTTTTGCCTGTGCCTGCTGCTGTGCTTGAGGCTGCCGTGGAATAGCTTGCTCTTCCTGTTGTGGCTGAGCAGTCATTCTTTCACGCTGTACGCGGACCTGCTCAAGACGAGCCTGCTCAAGTGCCAGCTTACTAATATTCTGCTGCGCCTCGAACATCTTGTCCGCATCGCCCTCGTCATAAGCTTTCTTGTACGCTTCCTTGGCAGCGGCAACCTGTGAATCAACACGAGTACCAAACTCACCAACATAAGACTGATCAAGCTGATCTAAACGAGACCTCAATTCCTCGTTCTGCTTCTTGATAGCTTCTGCATACTCAATAGCCGCCTGACGCTGACGCTCTTCCTCACGGTAGCGATGGGTCAACTTGCTAATACGTTTTTGAACGGAATCAGAATACTGCTCTAACTCGTCCTCGTTTTCGGCTTCAGGCGCTTCCGCGTTGTCCTGTTGCTCTTCTACTACTTCTTCCTGAGCATCGGTCTCGATGATCTCAAGTTCTTCTTTTTCCTGTGGAAAGCCCTGCATACTAAACTCCGTATGTTTTAATATCGTCTGGATCGACGATGGTTGCAATGACTTCGTCATCGTTAATGATGCGTACTTCCCCGCCTTCAATGTTAAAGCGAGAACCCGCATATCTTCCAATACAAACCCAATCACCTTCTTTGCACCACGGCTCAGAATCAGAACCAAACTTGTCTGGATCCTTGTAAGCCAATGGCCCAACCTTCACCACATAGCCTACTACAGTGGCTCGTGATTCTCGGTCTCTTGCGTTGTCGGGGATATAGATGCCGCTATCGGTCTTTTCTTTGCCTGTGTAAGGCATTACCAAAATACGCCATCCGGTGGGTTGTGGGACTCTTTCACTAAGAGGTTTTTCTTTTGCCTTCGCTTCAGCTTCTTTTTTGGCTCGTTGCTGTTCGAGTATGTAGTCAGGTACCAAGAGAGTCTTCGTCATGATTTGCCTTTTTTAGCAGGGTTTGTAAGTCGTCCAATGCGAAAGAGAGTCCCTGAATCTCCCCAACCATTGCGCGGTAATCGTCATAGTTTGAACAACCACCAGTTGATAAAGACAAGCTAATGTCTTCTATCCGGTTTTGCAAGCTTTTCCTATATTTTACAATAAAATCTGAGACGTTCATGTGTAGTCAACGCTTGTCATTGGTCCGCCTTCTTCAAACTCCGCACAGGAGTTAGCAGCAGAACACATAAACTTTAGCAGCTGGCAGTATCCAACCTCACCAGATTCGTCCTTCATGCACTGCTGCATCTCAGGTGAAATATTGAAGTAACGACATTCACCACAGGATGTTTCTGGATTGATGGCTGGGCCATACTGATCTTCTTTGATTGCATAGCGCTGGTTCTCTTCGTTAGTCTCAACGTCCTGCGTTGCAATAGGGCAGGTGAAGCCTTCTTCCGACTCAGTCATCTGGTCGATAGGCATTCCATCCTGAATTTCTTTTGCCAGATCTAAACCGTCTGGTATTAGTTTGATTTCGATTTTCACTTGTAACTCCTAGAAATTATATGAAGACAGAAGATTTGATACAGGCGCTACATCCTGTGGTTGAATGTCTGTAGGT